TGAAAAAGCTTATCATCGAAGGGGCACAACTCCCGTTTATCACTTTTTAATAGTGATTCGTTGATGCTTGTTTTTGTTGGTTGAACAATCCCATATTTGTGATCTGGGATTCCTGTACGCGTTCGGAGGAAGTTAGTCACCAGCGTATCCTCAAAGACAATTGAGCTTACGTCATTGAGGGGGGCTCCTTTTTTGTAGTTAACCAAAACTGGTGCTTCCTTTAAAGCTGTGAGCGGGTAAACAGGTCCGCTCCTCATTTGGGGGTACAGCTTTAGTAGGGGGTCATGCTGTGACCCCCACTCCCAAAATCCGCCACCATCTGCTTGGTAAACGGAATGAAAGCGTTGTACGCAGCTGAATCCCCAGTCCCACCCCAGTGGAGACCAATCACTTCCCCTTTATGATTCAATACAGGGCAGGCAGACATGCCAAACTTGGTTGTACAAGTGTGTGTCATATGGTCAGGACCTAGGGTAAATTTGTATTCATCTCGTGGCCCGTGTACATGGCCAGAGGTACGGACAAAGACAGGCTGGTTTGGATTCGTCACATCCCAGCCACAAACCCAACATTCTTCTCCCTCTTGAGGGATTCCAAATTTGTACTTGTTGTACGATTGGGTCTTTGGCGCCCAGATGATCCTCTCGGATCCCCAGGAGGCCTTTGTATACTCTTTGAACGTTACTGTTTCTTCAACCTCTTTTTCCGCTCCATTGCGGGCCCATTGCTCCAGAACAAGAGGGTTCTTGTACCCCACATGCTTCAAGGAAAACAGACCACCTTGCAAGCCAAACGCATTACCATTCTTGATCCATTCTTGATCTTTCTCGTTCACTTTAACGATCGCATGCTTATCCTCGGAGATGTTAGTTGGACAAATCAACGAGGTGGCAATGCGGGATTCAGGGCGGGGCTTTTCTTGCTCCTTTTCTTTTCCTTTCTCCCTTTTCAGATGGTCATGGTTGTACTTACACGGTACTTCTGTAAACAACGGGTTACCGCCGGGACCTTTACGAGGTCGGCGTTTGTCGTCAAACAACTGCATCTTAAATGTTCCTGTGCAATTCGAATTGTTGCATGGAACAACGCTATAATCACGAGATGGCTTAGAAGCTTCCTGGACTGTGACTTTCTTGCCACGCTCCTTGGGCTCAGCAGCTTGTTTTTGTTTCTGCTTCTGCTTATTAGCATTTTTCCCAGGTGCCTCCGCCACCTTCTGCAGTGGTTTATTCTTCTGCTTAGATTCAGGTGCAGGGGTGTTTTTTATTTCTTCAACAGTTTTCTCTGTCGGTTGTTCAACTGGTTTCTGGAACCAACCTTGGACAGTTTCCTTCTTGCGTTTGAGCCAGTCGGTAAACTTCGGATACATAGCGTGAAAACGTGATTCAGGGGCCACTAGGACCCAATCATCTTCGTCTTTCAAATAAGCACAAAGGTCTTGATAATGGTCATCAAACGGGACGAAGTCGGGGAATTCTTCAATTCCTTCCGCTCGGGCTTGTCTATGATAATCTTCATAATCATCCATATACTCACCCCAGCTGCCACCAAAGTAGCCACCTTCGTAATCATTTCCGTAATCTTCACCAAGATCATAGTCAGCATCACGAATACGCTGCAATTCCTGCTGTCGTTGTTGTCGTTTCCATTCGAGGTAGTCAGCATCGGACATCATTTTACGGTGTTTTCCTCGCCGCTTATTTTTCCCTCGAACAACACCCTCAGCTTCAGGAGCCAGGTGTCCAGTTATTTTCTGATAAGAATTGCCCCCCTCAGGTGCCGGTTTGGACACTAGAGCAGCAATTTCTTTATTTTGAGTCGGATTACAAGTAAGAAAATGAGTGCAGTGGTGACCACCACAAACAACATTGCAGTCCTTGTCCGAAACCACCCCCATTTTCTTGGGGCAGTCAGGCATATGAATGCATTCTGCTTTTGCGGCGTGACGCTTTTTCCAGTAGTCTTGGCCTCGTTTATTCCCATCGAATGCTCTTACTGGCTGAGGCTGAGCTACGGGGGCCGACCCCGCTGGAATAGCTCCTAGAGCAGGAATTTTCTTCTCTCCTTGCTCCAATTGCTCCTCTTTCCACACGTAGTTGTATACGTAGTAAGCTCCAATCGAAAGGGAGAGTACCAACAGCACCAGGGCTATCCACTTCACATAGTGATTATAGTCAAGCTCAGTCTTATGACCGACTTGATCTAAATGGATGTCTTCCATCTCCTTCTCTTTTTCTTTCTCTTTTTCCTTTTCTTTTTCTTCATCCTTTCCTTCAATACGCGCATTAATCTTTCTAATCTCTGCTGCTACTTTCTTAGCTTTCCTCCTTTCGGACTCAACCTGAAACTTAACAAAAATGTCAGCGCGAATCATGTTGACGGTGGGTTCAGAGAACACTTCACCATCCTCACTCCAGGAAAAGGGCAGTGGCTTTTTGATTACCAGCTTGTCGGGTACCTCACGAATAAGGCACTTCCTCCAAGGGACAGCAACTGTGTCAAATTCATCGTCATCGGAGTCACCGATACGGGTAAAAGCATGAGTTTGCTTATGATATTTCCAAAGGCCGGGAGTTAGGTGGCGCACCCTATCACCTTCATCTGCTAGGTAAGTAGGAGTGCTTTCATGCACTTTATACACCACACCATCTTTTGGGTCGTCAATGAAGCCATAGGTTCCGTACTTATCGTAGTCGTATACACATGCTGAAACATACTCACACGCATCACGGTCGAACTCCCATTGCTCGAGATTCTTCTCTGCGCGCTTCTCTGCCAACTTATTCAACAACTCACGTTTTTTATCCGGATTTGGCACCTGATCGGCTTCCAAGGCGTCAGCGAAAAATCTTACATCTGCAGGCTCCAGGATATCAAAATCACACATATGATCCAAACTCTTCGATCCATTCTTCACTTTATCAGCTATCTTTTCCACTTGAAACAGGGAGGTCAATCCAAACAGGTCAAGCAGGGCGAGGGAAGATTTAGACAAAAATGCAATTATTCCTGAACAGGCAATGACAGCAGCTTTCACCGCATGCATATGCCTCAAAGCCTCCACCACTTTCTTCATAGTAGTCATATCGACAATCACGCCGATTGCCCCCACGACGAGGGTGGATGTGGTAAGAACTGTCAAAATTCCATCCACTATACCTTGTTTGTCCACGGTATGCTTTCCTTCAGCTTTCGCTTTCGACATAAAACGCTGTACTACACGCTTGATCCGGGAACGTAGGGCTATCACAAGGATAATCCCTGCCGTAAGAACCAGACCAAATGCATATCGGCTTTTGTTTTTGGTGACATGTTCTGCCACTTCCTTAAACGGGGCCGCTGCCATCTTCAGGCCGTTTTCAACCGCGACTTTAGCTTCCCTAAGGATATGGTCATTAACTTCTTTTTGCCAGTCTCTAATCTGTCTAACAGCACGCTGGCGAACAGCTTGATACTTCTCGCCTACAGCCTTTGACATTTGGACGGCTCGATTTCCAATCAGCTGGTTAAATATCCAGGCGACGGAAAGAATGCTCGAGGTGGCGAACCACGTGAAAAGCGTGAACATGCCGGTAAAAAAGAAACCAAGTACTCCGAGCACCGCAAAAGTGGTGAGCACGCTAGTCAGCGCCGCCCTCCA